CGGATTGTTTTTGATGATGCCAAGAACATGATCAAGAAAGCCCCCCGCACGCTGGGGCGTCTTTTTGGTCACGTTAAGCTCAACATTCACCAGGAGCGTTCGGCCTCTAAGTTTGAACCACTCTCCAGCGATGCGAACAACCTCGACGGCCTGAATATTCATTGCGGCATTGTCGACGAGTTGCACGCTCACCGTACCCGTGATGTCTGGGACGTTCTGGAGACAGCCACCGGTGCGCGCCTTCAGTCCCTGCTTTTCGCAATAACGACGGCGGGTACCAATAAAGAGGGCATCTGTTACGAGCAGCGGGATTACGCTATCAAGGTGCTGCGCGGCGTGGTGGAGGATGACACCTATTTTGCCCTGATTTATACCCTCGACGAAGGCGACGATCCCTTTGACGAGTCCAACTGGCCGAAAGCTAACCCCGGCCTCGGTATCTGTAAGCGCTGGGACGACATGCGCCGACTTGCCAAAAAGGCAAAGGAGCAGGTCGCGGCGCGGCCGAACTTCTTTACCAAGCACCTGAACATCTGGGTAACTGCCGAGAGCGCCTGGATGGACATGGACCGCTGGGCAAAAATGCCGGGTATTGCTTCGGAAGCTGAGCGTAAGGCGTGGCCACTGTGGGTGGGGGTCGACCTCGCCAACAAAATTGATATTTGTGCAGCGGTGAAAGCATGGCGCGATCCTGCAGGTGAAACTCATATGCAGCCACGTTTCTGGATCCCGGAAGGGCGACTGGAAACAGCGCCAGCCCATATTGCAGAGCTTTACAGGAAGTGGGCCGACGCCGGATATCTTGAGCTGACAGACGGGGACGTTATCGATCACGGCATGATTAAAGCCGACATTGTGGAGTGGGTGAAGGGCGAGAACATCAAGGAGATTGCTTTCGATCCCTGGAGCGCCGTGCAGTTCAGCCTGTCACTTGCGGAGGAAGGCTTGCCGCTGGTGGAAGTCGCACAGACGGTCAAAAACCTTTCTGAGTCCATGAAATCAGTGCAGGCGGAGATTTACGGCAACAAGTTCCACCATGACGATACCGCGACCAGCATTGAGCAGGTGACGGCAGCAATCGGCGATACCAATGCCAGTGTACAGACGACCAGCCAGGCTGTTGCTGACATCAACGGCAAGCTGAGCGCGCAGTGGGGCGTTAAAGTCCAGGTGGAGGCGAATGGCGTTAAACGCATCGCTGGTATCCAGCTGGGCATTGACGGTACAGGGGCCTCAAACTTCCTCATTTCTGCCGATACGTTCGCGGTTTATAACCCAACGACGAACGGGCAGGAGCTGGTGTTTGCTTCGACCGGCGGCCAGATGTTCATGCGTTCGGTGTTCATCCAGGACGGTTCTATCGACAACGGCAAGATCGGGAATTACATCCAGTCCAGCAACTGGGACGGGACCGGCAATGTCGGCTGGCATATCAATAAATCCGGGTATGCCACGTTCAACGGCGTGACCGTTCGCGGCACGATCTATGCCACCGACGGGAGTTTTAGAGGCAGAGTTGAGGCGACCAGCGGGAGCTTCAAGGGCACGGTTGAAGCGACATCTTTCATTGGGGATGTCGCCAACACAGGGGTGTATCCCGACTCCAGCAACCGGTCTAACAATGCCGTTTCTACCAGTGTAGCCATGGCATACACCGACTCCAGTAATAACGGGCTGAATAAAAACGCCGTCGTGGAGGCGTTGATATATGTCCGAGGGACTACAGGCGCGGTCGGGAGTACAGTTAACATAACTATCGCGGGTAACGTTCGCACCTTCACTTTCGACGTTCCTGTTGGTGGGCTATGGTTCACCGCACGTCATGCTGCAACTGGGTTGACCGGGCAACGTATCGACGCAAACATTTTCGTTTCTTCCAGTAATGCAACCGTGGCAATTTATGCACCAACTATCACTGTGACTCGCGGTACCGGCTCCTTCTCCTGATCCCCACAACTTCAGAACCTCCAACCCAGCTCCGGCTGGGTTTTTCATTTTAAGGACATCACGAATGGCCACACTTGATGACGATTTAGCGAAAGCCGTCACGGAAGGGTTTCGCCTCGCGCAAAGCAGTATCATCAACCAGGACCTGATTTTATCGGGTACCGGTGACGTCACCGTAACCCTGGCAGACGGTTCAAAAAAGACGGGTGCCAGCTGGACGAAGCTTATCGCCCAGGCCGGTGCGGCAGGTGCGAGCGCTGCTGCAGCGGCAGCATCAGAGAAAAACGCAAAAACCTCGGAGACGAATGCGAACTCGTCAAAGACCGCAGCGGCAAGCAGCGCTACTGCAGCGGCCACATCAGAGAAAAACGCAAAGACCTCTGAGACGAACGCAAAAACGTCTGAGACGAATGCCAAAACGTCGGAGAACAACGCAGCCGCCAGCGCCAGCAGCGCCGCCGCATCACTGGCCGCCGCGCAGCTGCTGACCTCTGTACCCTATGAGGAAGCCCCGTTCCCTGATGTCTGGTTACCGCTGAATGATGACATGCGCCTGCTGGCGGGTTCCGCGCCTTATGACCGGCTGACGATTTCTGGACGGATTCTGGAGTTGCCGACAAAATCAGGAACCATTATCCGCACAACCACAGGAACTTATTTCGATAAAGCAGGGTCGATGAGGTTAGCCGATATTAACGAGCCTCGTTTCGAGAAAGAGGGGCTTTTAATTGAGCCTCAGATTACGAACCTGTATACGTATTCAGAGCAGTGGGGTGCAGGTTCACGAGTTACCACAACGAATAATAGCGGCGACTCGCCTCGTGGCGATAAAACGATGGCGCTTATAGTTGAGGATACTGCGAGTTCTGAACACTATACGCAAGACCGTAACATCACCTTAACTGCCGGAACGATTTACTGTTATTCAGTATTTGTTAAAGCTCATAAAAACTCTCGTCTTTTATATTTACGCGTCGCAACGGGAACGACATCGGGCGTGTTCTTTGACCCGGCTGCAGGAGCCTTCGTTGGTGGCGCTGTCGGTGCTCAATACCTTGATCGTGGTTTTGAAGACCTCGGAAATGGTCTTTACCGTGTTTGGATGGCAGTTACAGCCGGGGCTACTCAGAGTAGCGTTTTCCGTCTGCAACTAGCGAAAGACGGTGTAACCGCAAGCTATGTCGGTGATGGTGTCTCTGGTTTATATGTCTGGGGGGCACAGGTAGAAGATAGCCCGTTCCCTACATCGTACATCCCAACGATAGCGGCCACGGTTACGCGTGGGGCTGATTACTGGCAAATCCCGAAAGATAACTGTGGATATAATTCTCTGGCAAATCTATTTAATCGGACTTTGGCATTTGAGTTTTTCCCTAAGTATTTCCAGGATGCCGCTGGTTATATTGAAATCGTTAAGGTTCAAGGCCCGAGTAATGATATTGCTTGCCGATGGGTTAATGACAATACATTAAAAGCATATCGCAGCAGCGGTGCTATAAGTGTGCCTTGTAAAAAAGGCGAAAGCGGGGTGTTCGTACACGCAATCGAAGGTAACAAAGTATCAACGTTCTACGGGGGTAATACTTCTTCCGCTGATAACGTACAGCCTAACGGCACAACGCAATCCGTTTCTTATATAGGGAACTCAAATCAAACCACATCCGTGAGATTTGTTTATCACATTCGAAATCTGCGCATCTGGCACCGCCTGCTAACCCTTAACCAAATTAATGGACTCCGCTAATGAGAGACTTATATCTGCGCTTTAATGACGCCGACGAAATGCGCACGCAGTTAATTGCGGCGGGTTTTGTGGATGATAACGGGCAGGGTGGTTTATATCACCCCGATATCAGCCTGGATATTGTTGGCGTTATCACTGTCCCTTCTGAAGTTATCAATCCCGGTGAACAAAACGAAATTATCAAGTACACCACAGAGCTAGGCTATCACGTCAATTTGCGGGTCATGAATGACTCGCTCGATTTATCAGGGCTGAACAACTTTGTGGTTAAACCGCAAACACCGGCTCGCGTCTGGGCGTAAGGAATTAAGTTATGGCAAACAGAATAGACACGGCTGAATAAAGCAGGGCCATTGCGGCCTGGACATCCACCATCAATGATGCGTCTCTGCCGGGGGTCGGGAGTACGGTTTATGGCGGATACATAAAGTCACAGTACACCGTAAATGGCGTTGAGAAGATATCCGCCCAACTCCAGATCGTGAAACGCATCGAATGGAACTACTCCATTGCCAGACTGGTGGTGTTGCAAAATGCGGGCGGTACTGACTCCGCGCAGAACAACTACTTCGACTTCATGTCCAACGGCAATGTGCAAATCCCGGGACGTTTGTATATGGGCGGTCCAGCCGTGAGCTCGTGGTGGAACTCAGCGCAGGCCCACTATGCCTCCTATTACGCGGAAACCTCCACGGATTCTCCGGGTAACGGGGCTATAGCTGGCCTTTCCTGGGGGTATCAACATGGTGGTGGGTATAACCTCCGATCGATGTGGGGTAATGTTGGTAACGGGCTGGGCGCCTGGGCTAACACTGCGCTAACACAGTTCGGAGATAGTGGGTCCAAGATACGGTACTGGTATTTCACCCCAGCCAACGGGGATTTTGTCACTTCGACAAGTGGCGATGGGGGCTTTGCTGGTAACTACACCTATCAGAAGTCAGCGACCTCTGATGCCACTCTGAAGCACGATATCACCTATGACGACGGCCAGGCATCGTACGAGAACATCAAGAAGCTGAAACCCTGCACGTTCGTGTATAACGGGGATCACTTCGAACGGGCACGCCGGGGGATTATCGCTCAGGACGCTATACGTGATATTGACCGTGAGTATGTGAAGCTGGTTCCTGCTGCGCCTGAGTTTGACGAGGACGGGAATCGTTGTGATAAAGACGACACCCTGGCGCTGGATAACAATGTCATCATGATGGATACGGCGCTGGCGCTGCATCATGCGATTGCAAAAATCGAGGCGCTGACAACTCAGGTTGCGCAGCTGCAGTCTGAGATTTTGGCATTAAAGAGCCAGGGCTGAAATTCCGATGGACAACATCTCGAATCAGCGTCAGAAGGAAGAAATGATTCGCAGCGAGCAGGAACGGACCCACGCAAAGCAGGACGCAAAATTATTGATACATACGAAATCTTGATATGTACGGTATTAAAAATAATGGTACTGTATATGATATTTCAAATAATTACGGGCAACAAATTATCAGGGGTTTTTATGAAGGTTAAGTTCATTTCAGTGTTTTTAATGGCAGTAACTATTAATGCAAATGCTGCATTTTATTTTAAAACGAATTATGGAAATAAGGTTACAGTAAGTAAGGATTATCAAAGTGCCGTATACGTTAGCGGTGATGGGCAAGCTACGAGATATAAGTTTGATTTTGCAGAAGATGAGCGTATTGATAATCAAGGGAGACCATATCGGGCGACCTCGTACATGAACGAGGCTTGCTCAACAGATAGTGATTGTAAATTCCCAGCGCTGGGAATAAAAACATATTTGGATAAAAATGGTGGGGGAATAATTCTTTTCCAAAAATCGGATGGAGAGGTTATTCAAGTTGAAGAAGTAAAAGATGCAGATATCACTGCTGACAAATGAATTTTCGAAGCAATTACATATCGGTTTCTTTAAACATCTCCAGCATGCGATTCGGATTTTCCCGATCACTGTTGCTGGCATCGCTGCTTGAGCCGTTCGCCTGAATCGGCTTAACCCTTAACTTCTGCATTCGGTAAGACCCGGTGCACTCGCTTAGTCAATTCGGCATGGCTGAAGCATAGTCGTTAAGATACAGGATATTCAGCAGTAATTATCAATAGGCACAGCCTCCTTGCTCTGCACTTTCTTTAAAACTACTGTATATAAAAACAGTAAAAGGAGTGCAGATCATGCCCCGCTTAAACGATATTAATGCCGCATTTACGGCAGCAATACAGCAAAACCCTAAAGGATTTCAGTGTTTACGCACTGATGACTTCATACGTGAGCTGCGCGCCAGGAACTGGCATTTCACCCAGGCTGATGCGAATGAATGGATCGAGCAGTACCAGACTTGCTTCGTAGACAAGACGCCGGACGGTAGCCAGAACCGCCTATGGATGCTGCGCAATATGGGGAGGGTTCTGTAATGGGATTCCCTTCACCTGCCAGCGACTATATAGAGACCAGGCTCACTCCAGAAAGGATTTGCGGCGTAGGCATCGACAGCAGAATCCTTGAGACGTCATCCGGGTTCGCAGTTATCGAACCGTGCACCAGGCTGGTACAGAATCAGGTTTTATTGATTTTGTCCGGCGGCCGCACTCAGTTTGCAAGAGTCATGGTGCGAGCGTTAATCACGGATGAAGGCGAAGCGATCGAGGGGACTGCGGCGGAAGAGGTCGAGGTGCTGGGGCGGGTGACGTTCTTCATTAACAGCACGGATGCTGATGATGAGTCTCCAGTGTAA